CTACTCACCTCGCTTCTATGCTCCAAATCGTGAACGGATAGCTTTTTCCACATGTTCCACATCGGTGAGTTCGAGTTTCCTCTTGGATTCACCGATTAACCGGTTAAATTCATTGTCCATACCTTCTCGTAGCTTAATCCACTCAAAATAGGAAATTCCTTTTAATGCTTCGATGTACTTCTCCACTTTACTCACCCACTTCCTGCACATACAGCTCATCTCTTGTGATAAGAAGCGACCATTTTCCATTATTAAATTCCAAATCAATACGGCTTACCATAGACACTTTCTCGCCATTCAATAAGTAAATTCCTTTTTCTGTATCAATATGAATTGATTTAAATGGTTTTCTTTCCACTGTCTCAGACACTTTCTTCACCTCGCATTATTCTTTTAGAAAATACTCAATGCTCACCCCGAAGTAATTCGCGAGCTTCTGTAGCTTATCGACCTTAGGATTGCTTCGTCCTCTTTTCCAATCTGATAAAACAGATTGAGGAATTCCGGTTTCTTTTGATACTGTGTAAGCTGTTTTGTTATTTTTAACTAATAACTCAGCAAATTTTTCGTACAAAATCACACCTCCTTATCTTGCCAGTACTATTGCAGATACTACGGAATTGTGATATACTCAGTTTGTCAGACGAAGTATTAACAATTCCGTAGTATGCAAAGGTTTTTATCGAATTTCCTTTGCATATCCATACTATACTATGCATTTCCGATAATGTCAATGTATATTTTCGGTTTTTCTTAGTATTGTCTGCGGTTTTATGAAAGGTAGACAAATTATGTATGAGATTTTTGAACAATTATTACAAAAATATGGTTTATCAGCTTATAAAGTTTCAAAAGAGACTGGCATTACCCAGTCCACATTAAGCGATTGGAAGCGCGGTCGAAGCACTCCCAAAACCGAGAATATGAAAAAAATTGCTGATTACTTTGGCGTAACTGTAGATTATTTAATGACAGGAAAAGACAACTTGAAGGAAAAAGCGCCAGAGTTGACAGAAAAAGACGAACGCGACATTGCAAAAGACATGGAAAGTATCCGCACAAAACTATTAAATGGCGCAGACGGTCCTCTCTCCTATGACGGAGAACCGATTCCAGAAGAAGATGCCGAATTACTTCTTGGACAGATTGAACTGATGATGCGCCGACTGAAACCTATTAATAAGGAAAAATACAATCCGAATAAAAACAAAAAGTAGGTGTTAGGATTTGAAAGCACATGATGTTAAGCGACTGGTCGCTTACTACGTCAAAAAATACAATACACGAAATCCTTTCGAATTAGCTGATTATCTTGGTGTTGAAGTGCAAACAGGACAGCTAGGAGAAAGTTCTGGGTTCTACATGTTCCTTAAGAATCACAAGTGTGTCTTTTTGAATGAAGACTTAGAAGAACACGAGCGCACTCTTGTCATGGCTCACGAACTAGCTCATTCAATCATGCATCGAAAAGAGAACTGTTACTTCATAAGAAATAGAACGCTTTTGCTGACTTCTAAGATTGAAATAGAAGCCAATACGTTTGCAGCGGAACTATTGATACCAGACGAAATAATTATGTGGAATCCCGGATTAACCAAAGCTCAGATTGCATGCTTGGCTGGTTACGATGAAAGGATTATGGAATTTAAGAAATAAACGCTTTTGCGTTTATATATAACTTACTTAACTTATTCATTCTTACAAATTACAAAAGGAGAAAGAGAGGGATAATTATGAATTGTCCAAAATGTGGAAGTGATAATGTATCTATTGAAATGATACAAACTGGAGGAAAAACAAAGAAACATGGTAATGGCATTGGTGGACACGTAAATAATGCAGCCCGTGGATTTACAGCTGTATGTACGCTTGGAATGTCTAACCTGGTGTGGAAAAAATCGAAAGGAAATGAAAAGACTTCCTTTAAATCCGAAAAGATGTGTTTATGTCAAAACTGTGGTAATTCTTGGAAAATAAAATAACTACTGGCGAATAAAAAAGAAATCGCCACCCCGTTGGCGCAGGGTGGCTCGCATATCCGAAGATATACTATATCTGATTGACAAGTCATATTGTATCATCTTCGGACAGCTATCGCAAGCGGAACATCCGTTCTTTGCTGGCTGTTATTTTTATACGCAAAATTGTGCGACGTCGCACATATATACTAAGGAAGGTGATATGATGAGTGAATTAAGATATGCCTATGGCTATATCCGTGTATCCACGCACGATCAGGAAGAAATCTCTCCGGATTCTCAGGAGAATCTTCTCCGGGAGTATGCTGCCAGGAACAATATTGTAATCCTTAAGATTTTCTCTGACCTTGGAATCTCCGGCCGGAAAGCTGAAAAGCGTCCAGGCTTCCAGGAGATGGTCGGACTTGCAAAGGGTTCTGATCACCCGGTAGATCTGATCCTGGTATGGAAGTTCTCACGATTTGCCCGGAACCAAGAAGAATCCATTGTCTACAAGTCTCTTCTCAAGAAGCAACACAATGTAGAAGTCGTGAGCATCTCCGAACCTCTTTCAGATAATCCTTTCGGCTCTCTGATTGAGCGTATCATTGAGTGGATGGACGAATACTACTCTATCCGATTATCTGGTGAAGTATTCCGGGGCATGAAAGAAAATGCAACCCGTGGAGCATACCAGGCACGTCCGCCACTCGGATACAAGGTCGTGGAGCATGGCAAACCTCCGGTAATTATCCCGGAAGAAGCAGAAATCGTGCGCATGATATTTAACTGGTATGCGAATGAAGGCATCGGATTTTTTGATATTGCAAGACGCTTGAACAATCTTGGGCTTAAGACCTCACAGGGCAAACCATTTGAGCGGAGATCTATTGAGTACATCATTCAGAATCCTTCCTACTGCGGTATGATTCGGTGGAACCGGACAGAAAACAGTACGAACAGAATCAAGGATAAAGATGAATGGATCGTCACAGAAGGACAACAGCCGGCAATTATTACAAAGGAATTATTTGATGCAGCACAAAAACGATTCGAAACAACCTACAGACCTTCCGGAAAACGTCCCTCTTCTACATATAAGCACTGGCTCTCCGGATTACTGAAATGTCCTGCATGTGGACGTACATTGACTGCTGCCACCATGAAACGTGCGAACGGTGAGAAATACTCCTACTTCTCTTGCTATGGATATCATAAAGGAAAATGTGAGAAACCACATGGAATCAGTTCCCTTGTCCTGGAGA